ATCCAAATATATCACCATAAGACCGCACGGCATCATTAACGGCCTTACTTATTTGATCGGACAATGCAACCAGACTAGCCTGAGATCGATCAAGACTTAAAATACCACTTAACGGCACAAAGCCATCCTGCGTCATTAAAATTAAGTCAGAGCCAGCTTTTACAAGACACCTTCTGCCAATAGGCTTACCAATTTGAAACACTCCGACAAGTGACCAAGTGCTTACACTTGAAGGGTCAGTCCCTTTATAAACAATGGCCTCGCCTTCTGAGGTTACAAACACTGCAACATCATCTGCGCCTGCGCCAGAATCTCGCGTCCAAGTTCCCATTGCTTGTATAAAGCCACCTTTAGAAGCTACACCGCCAAGGGGAAATTCAGTTGCCGCGCCCGAAACATTGTTCACAGCTAAATAATATGCGCTCAGACTGTCTTTCTCTCCAACCCATAATCTGCTCTGGTGCAAGTTGCCCCAAATTAAATTACTTGCTGTTAATCCAGAGCCTGTAATTGCTGTCGTAGACCAGCTACTGCCGTTAAATAATAACGGAGTATTTGCCCCATTAAACATTCTAACAAATTGGCCTGCGCTTGTTGCAATGTTTACAAACTGCCAACGGTTATTTCCGTATCCTGTTGCAACGGGACTGCCGACAGAGCCTGCGCTCGTAACGTTGTAAATTGCCCCATTAGCCGCCGCAAATAATTGTCTAGCCCCAGACTCTGGAACAAATGATATAAGCGTCTCAACTGCCCCTGTCATGCCTGTAGCGTGGTCTGTACTGCCACGCCTCATTGTAACTTTATCCGTCTCTGGGAACCAATTATCGAGCAAGATAGCGTGTTTTACAGGCATATCCGCAAGACTTTCTCTAGTATCCCATCCCCCTACTGGTGGTGGCAATGACGATGAAGTTGAAGCCACTAGAAGTCACCCCCATATGAACTCCTCGAAGCCTTCGGGTCACCAGTAAAGTGTCTGGTGTTTTGAGCGAATATATCTCCAGTTACAGCTATGCTTGCAGTTGTTGTATCGTTATCAATCATTAGGTTGAAATGATCTTGTAATTGCCTTGCCGCTACTCCTGCTGGCTGGCCTTCTGCGTTTAACCATTCAAAGATGGTGCCGTATATAATAAGTTCCTCGTTAATTAGGGCTGTATCTGTGTCTATTGTAAATGAAGTCTTTTTTGATCCATCTGCTGCCGCTACTGCCCATTTATCGCTTACATATTCAAAAGATAAACTTGTGCCACTAGCAAAGATGGGTAATGCGTAAACATCACCGCCTCGGAATATAAATTTCTTATTTGAGCTAGAAAATGTTTGTACTTTTAGCCCTTGCCATTCAACTGGCGATACAGGGCCAGAAACAAGGTTATTGCTTCCCCTATCCCAAAATGTCTCAGTCACGAACCTGTTAAAATCTGCTGGTATATTTGCAGAAGCCAAAACGATCTCATTACCACTTGCGGAAAAGGCGTGTTCTTTACGCAATATATTCCAGTTATACACCAACATCATACGTATTGCGACCTTGTTAATTAGACGCAAAATATTCTGTGCCGCAGGGTCTGTGTTTGTTGCAATAGTCTCAGGGCGTGGCCCCTTAGTCTCATCTGCAACTGCGTTGGCAATGGTCAGTAATGACATATAAAATTCCTCAAGAAAAACCGGGGGGTTTTACGCCCCCGATAATCCAATATAAGACTAAGCAGTGCCGCTTACGCGAATTGCTTGTCTCTCGTCTATGGTTTTGACACCGTATAAGACATCAAGTCTCCACTTAGACACATCGTTAGTGCCATCATATACAGGGATCACACGAACGTTAGTTCCCTTGTAGCTTTGGCGTGATACGTCTACTGCGCCCGGAGGTGCAACAAGAGGCACACTTACTAATGCAAAAGCATTTTTAGTGAACATCATGTTTTGCTTATAGCCAGTGCCACCAGTACCAGCCACTGTAATTCCAGCGTTGTCTGCTGGAACAGCGTTAACTGTCTGATGCGCCCCAGAGATAATGATAGCTGGGCTAATAGTTAGTGTAGCTGGCCCTGTGGAAGAACCTGAGTTTGCGTCAGCCGTAACAGTAAACTGTTTAAGGTGAGGCAAGGTTGCTTTAGATACAGGATTCACTGCGTACACTCCTGCAATCGTAAAAACGTCTCCAGCTTTTACAATTCCAGTTTGGCTATTTGTCCAGCCGTCAGTCACCAAGCTCTGAGTGTTGGTGTCCTTAGATGCCGCATAAGTTACGCCTTGGTCAGCACCATTAATCAATGGTGTACCAGTTGCGATTCCAACTGTATGAGTTGGGATGTTTTGAGACATATAAGTATTTACACCACCGATTGAGCCAAGCTGTCCACGAGTGTAAGCCTCACCAACAAGACGGTCAGAGTTCAATGAAGTCTGCGCTCCAATCAATCCCCAGTGATCCGCAGGAGCTAGAACAGCGCAACGCTGATCTTGAGGCACGGCATTTTCATCCATACGCTCTGGCCCTTTAGCGAAGTCTTGGTTGCTATTGATTGTTTGACCCGGAGTACCGACCCAGTTTGATACGTCTTTATATAGGGACATAATGTCTGTATCAATTTGGTTAGCAAGCTGGATCATAGCAGGCTTAATTACTCGATCTGATAGCTCTTTGATGCTCAAGGTTAAATCTTGAGATGAAAACTCAAAATCAATACCTTTACGCTTGTCTACAGATAGAGTGAACTTACCTTCCGTTACGTCTTGAACAGACATCACCGCACCATCACGTACAGTAAAATCCATTGGCCTACGTACAGAGACAGAAGAACCAACTTCATATCCATTTACGCTTTTAGAGAACTCTTCTTCATAACCGCGAAATACTTCCTTCGCCATTACTAAGTTATTTTCCAACTGCAATACTGCGGCTTTTGCAATAATTGCGGCTGTTAACGTGGTATTTGCCATTTTAATGACCTCCTAAAAAGATTTACGATAATCCCAAGTGTTTATTCAGTTGCGCCATTGACATTCTCTCTGGGTCATTGACGTTCCTGCCTGCATTACCTTTTGCTTTCATCGGCTTTACAGGTTTCGCTTGGGCTTGTTTAACTGGCTTGGTAGCCTTGGATTGCATACGGTCATATAGCATCGCTTTGTGCGCCATCTTGGTTACAGCAGGGTTCATGTCCCACCCTTTTGCTTCCTCTGGGCTTAGTCCGTAACTCTTCTGCACATAGTCCACCACCTCTGGCGCAACTTTAGAAGAAAAGTCTTTGACGTAGTTATCTAACTGAGAACGTCCATCAACACGTTGCCGTTCAACCTCTTGTTGTTGCGCCATGTCGAGTTGTTGTTCTTGCTGTCCAACTGTTGCTACGATCCTTTGGAAATCAGCCTGCTTTTGCGATAGCGTGTCGGAAACAATTCTGGCTTGGTCTGGATCAGACTGCCATAGCTGGTTCATATCGACTTGCGAAAGTTGCTCAATATCCGTCCGTAATTGCAAACCTTGTGAATAGGTCTGCAAAGCCTCACCATTCAATGTCGTAATCTTCTCAATCGCTTCACGTTGCGTTGCTAAAGACTTCGCCTGTTCTGCATTGGCTTGCGACTTACGCTGATAGTCCGCATAAGTGTCTCTTGTGAACTTGTGAACTTTTTCAGCAAGCTCTTCTGGAATTGCGTCTTTTGGCACTTCCAGTTTGTTGCCTCCAAAGTCAAATTCGACAACCTCAACGGTTTCTTCTTCGACCTCTTCAGCTTCTGGTTCATTATCCTCCGCACTTTCTTCTTCGGCTAGGTCATCGCCCTCCAAATCATCAAGTGACATTGGCCCCTGTTCTTTAACTTCAACATCGGCTTCTTCTGCTTCCGCTTCAGCTTCTACTTCGGGGGCAACTTCGCTCTCTGCGACTATTGCTTCTTCATCAGACATTTATAAAACTCCTTCTTGATTTAACAATCGTGGGATATGCGCTGTCATCCGACAGTGCGGTTAGTAATTCTTTGTTATTTGTTAGCTTGATAAATATGCGTATTTTTGTTAATATAAGCTCTTAAAAAGGAGATAAATATGACCCCTCAAGAACAATCAATAGTAGAAAATAAAGTCTATAATTTGATAGAGTTTTCAATGATGGCAATTTACTCCGAAATTGGAGAAATAAAATTTTCATCTTTAAATGAAGAAACTCAAAATAACCTTTTAACGTTGCAAAATAATTTATTTACTATGCATGGGTTACCTGATTACCAAACAAATAATTTTGAAAATAATTTTATTTACCCTGACCCTCCAGAAATTTACTAATAGTATCTACCCATTTTTGGTCAGTTGGTTGTAATAGATTAT